TGACCCATAGGTGCTGATAATCTCAGCATCACTCATATATTCAGTTGTGATCAAATCTATTACCATCATATGAGTATCGCTTGAAGTTGGAGGTGCAGCTGTTTGAAACTCGGTGGCTTGAATAAAGGTAGTCAAAGAGTCTCTATTATATCCAGAGAGATCAAAGTATGTTCTCTGAACTGCCAAATAAACCCCGAGCGCTGACCAACCGGAGCCGGTGAAGTTTTCCATCGCACCGTATTCCCCATCGGTCTGACAACTAACACCAGCGAGAATCTTTGCTAATACTCTTGGTCCTTCTATACTCATTTACGCCTAGCCTCCTTATGTGCTTTCTTTGCCAGTGCCTTGAATGACATCCTGGGATGCTTCTTCTTCAAGCGTTTGAATGCTGCACCATAGCGTTTCGCATAAGCACTCGCTTTCCTTTTTACCTTCTTTTCAATAGGTTTGCCAATCTTATCGCCAATGCGAGCAGCCTTTTCATAGTCCATACCACCTGCTTCTAGTACTGCCCGAATTGCCAGACAAGTAGGGCAGACCATAGTCTCCCCTCAGTTGTCACTGGCCGTACTCTGAATTGCTATTGCCATCCAGTCTTTTGTTGACAAACGGACCACACGACATTTGATTCTGGCAGTAATGTAGATCGCAGAAGTAGAGACATCCGCACCGAATACCCCACCGGTCAAGTAAAGTGAATCATTGACTACCAGGAAAGCTTCAGACAAAGAGCTAGGACCGAAGTTATCCGGATACAGATCATTTGAATGTGAAGCGATGTTATTATTAATATCGATTTGGAGTGCACCACTGGCTATCAACGATTGATCATCAGCCCGAACTAAGAGTGTCCCGGGGTTAAGGTCGCTAAGTTGGAAACCGAAAGAACCGTTATTAGCAAGCATCCGGGCCACATCTGAACTGTAGGAACTCCCTACTTGTGTGATGAAGTCCACCGATTCCACGGCGACCGCCTGGCCCGTTGGAACATTTACGTAGGCGCCGAGATCGATGGTACCTTGAATGATCGTACCGTCTGGTGAAGCGGCGGGGATGGTCACGGTTTCAGTCAGATAAAATGAGCCAGTCTTCGCTGTTGCCATGGCCATCTCATGCGGACCCCACTCTAAAAGGCTTGTTCCGCGCACTGAAATTGGATTCTATCTTCGCACCACGCAGTGGGTTAAGGAAATGTCGCTGCCTAGCCCAACCCGGGCGTAGCAGGCTTCACGCCCCCGGCGACACTTGCCGAAGGGGGGTTTGCCTATGAAGTGATAGGGGATACTTGCTGAGAATGAGGGCATCCGTACGGACGATTTGATATAGCCGAGGGTGTTAGCATAGGCATGGACGAGCAAAAACGCACTATCCAGATAGAAAAAGTGAAAGCACTTAACCGAATAGCCGATACCCTTGAGCGTTTGCTCAAGATAAGTGAGATGAGACCATGAACATTCATCCTGCTAATCATTTGCTTCAACTGCTAGATCGTATCATTGCTGAATTGCGACATATGTATCCGAATTTCAATTCAATCCCTGCTATCGATAAACTTAATTCAGAACTTATCGATAGTCGGAATAAATTAACTGACCACATCGATGACCTCTGTGTTGAATTAGCCCCGGGGGAGTGGAGATGAGTTGGTTCTATCGAAAGTGTCCTGGCTGCAAGTCCTGGTGGACGACTGATTTGAAAGTCGAACTATGCTGGAGGTGCCAGGAATGAACTCAGTCCGCTTCGAATTCAGAATTCCAACGCAAAGCCAGGCCTATTCGTGGTTAAAGAAGATCCAAGACTCTGGGGGCAACGTGAGTCGAGCTCTACGGCTCCTAATCGAAACCCATTCAGAGATGTTCGATAAGTTGACCACTGAGGAGAATCGATGCGAGGCTCTTCGAAGACAGATCGCCATACTCGAGCGCCGGGACAGCCCCGACTTTAGAGCGAACCTGGAAGCTGAGAAACATAAACTCGCACGAATCAAAGCCAGGGAACGCCAGGCGTCGGATTAGCGAAACCAATTCTCTGCAAGTGGCGCTCTACTATGTTCCAAACCATCTTAGCCAACATTTGCAGCTCGGTTTCCTTTTCCTGAATCTCTATGGCTAGGGGTTGGGCAACATGCTTAATGAATGCCTTTTTCACTTCTGGTGCAACGGTGCGATACCATTTACCAGGCCCAATTTTACCAGTGAGGACATCGGTGTAGGCGACTAGACCTTCTCGGCCACCGATGGCAAAACTAGCAAGTCCTCCCACGAGTATCATGCCTTCGATGATGTATAGGGGTTTTTTTCCGACGTTTTTCCAATCGAGGAAATCACCTCCCCATATTATTACTTCACCACCGATGAAGGCCATGATGGTTGGAGTGTCGTCCCAATCTAATTTATCATCCTCATAAATCTTATCAACAGTATATACCACATGCACAAGAGTTCCAATCCCTTTGAAATGCTGAGTGTAGCGCATGGGCTCACGGCCCGGTGGCTAACTCATAGGATCTCTTCTGACGCATTAAGAAGGGGAGGGTTGATTCTTTTCCGACTATGACAGGGACTACGACATTAACTGGGGGAACGAAGAATAACTTGTTGATGGAAAAACCAATCAATATCCTGGTTATATGCAGTTTATCAACTGTGACAGCACTTCCAGTGCCCCACGTGTCAATACTGAATAAATGAAGAAAGTCAAGGGCCGCCCCTGTTGCAAGGTTAGTTTTGTAGGTGCTCCGACTACCGTAAACCACTTGTTCCATGTTAAGGGTTGATTCAGGGAAACCCGTTGCCGTAAATCCTCCCGGTGGGCCTGACCCATAGGTGCTGATAATCTCAGCATCACTCATATATTCAGTTGTGATCAAATCTATTACCATCATATGAGTATCGCTTGAAGTTGGA